TAAGAAAAAGGGTTTCGTGGCGAACACGAAGGCGCCGGCGGGTTCGTATGCGGTGACGAAAAAGGTTGGCGGCAAAACGATTAAAAGCTACCCAACCGACACAATCGCACGAGCCCGTAACGCATTGTCCCGTGTCGGTCAGCACGGCACCGCGGCGGACAAAGGCAAGGTTTACGCCAAAGTGAAATCGGAGTATCCGGCGCTGGCGAAACGTTCCACCGTCATCAAAACACCGAAGCCAAAAGGCAAGGGCCGCAAGTAAACTCATGCTCGACCAGGACGACATCCGGCAACTGTTCGGCGACATGTGGACGTTGGCGCAAACCGAACGGCTGTGGCTGGACCGCATCTACGGCTACGTCACCGGGGTGTTGGGGAAACCGGAAGTGCCTGACGGTTCACCAAACGAAATCGTTGATCTGGCAAGGCTTTCCATCAAAAACGTGTTGGGTTTGGTGCGGGACAGCTTCACCCAGAACTTGTCGGTGGTCGGCTATCACACGGCGCTGGCGCAGGAGAACGGGCCGGCGTGGGCGATCTGGCAGCGTAACCGGATGGACGCCCGCCAGGCCGAGGTCTACCGCCCGGCGATCACCTACGGCGCGTCGTATGTGATCGTCACCGAGGATCCCGACAACCCCGGCCAAAGTGTGTGGCGGTGCAAGTCGCCGCGGCAACTGCTGGCGGTCTACGAAGACCCGTCGATTGATCTGTGGCCGACGTACGCGATGGAAGTGTGGGTCGATCAGGGTGAGGCTAAAGCGAAGTGGGTCGGCCGGTTCTATGACGACGAGTACGTGTACCCGCTGCAACTGGGTGGGCTGGAGGTGTTGCCGATCGACCAGTACGCCACCCCGATCATGCGGACGGCCACGATCCAACAGTTCGGGGATCCGATCCGCCATGGGGCGGCGAACACGCCGATCGTGCGGTTCGTCAACGCGCGGGATGCCGATGACATGATCGTCGGGGAGATCGCGCCGCTGATCCGCGCGCAGCAGGCGATCAACTGCGTCAACTTCGACCGGATCCTGGTGTCGCGGTTTGGGGCGTTCCCGCAGAAGGTGATTACCGGCTGGTCGGCGTCGCCGAACGAAGTGTTGGAGGCCAGCGCGAAACGGGTGTGGGCGTTCAACGACGACACCGTGCAAACCCACTCGTTTCCGCCGGCGGCGTTGGATCAATACAACGGTGTCCTCGAGGAGATGACTGAGGCGTTGGCGTTGGCGGCGCAGATCAGCCCCAGTCAGATCACCGGGAAATTGGTCAACGTTTCCGCCGAAGCCCTGGCGGCCGCCGAGGCGAACCAGCAGCGCAAGCTAACCGCCAAGCGGGATGGGTTCGGGGAATCATGGGAGCAGGTTTTCCGGCTGGCGTCCGACATCGAAGGCGACCCGGTGAGTGCCGCGGATACCGCGAGCGAAGTTGTGTGGCGGGACACCGAGGCACGGGCGTTCGGCGCGATTGTGGACGGCATCACGAAGCTGGCGGCGGCGGGGATCCCGATTGAGGAGCTGATCGACATGTTGCCGGGCGTGTCTCAGCAGCAGGTCGCTTCGATCAAAGCGGCTATTCGGATGGGTCAGGTTAATGAGCTGATCGCGGCGCTGAACCAGCAGCCGGCGGCGGCGCCGGCCGGCCCACCCGAAAATGTTCCCGGCGCCGCCGCCCCAACCGGGCCGTCGCCGGCGAACATGCCCGCCACCACCGCGATGCGTAACGCCCAGGTGGTTGGCTAGTCATGCCCACGGCCGGGCAGGTCGCCAACTTCCAAGGTCTGCTGGGGCGGATAGCACGCCACGCCGGCGCCGCGGTCGCCGCCATGTTCGCTACCGGCGACGTCCACAACTATCCGAAGATCGTCGACCCCTACCTGGCGGCGTCGGCGCAAGTGTCGGCGGCCTGGTATCACAGCCTGGCCCCTGAAATCCCGTTCGCCGCCGAGCCCGGCCCGCTGCCACCACCAGAAGCCCTGCTCAACAACGTGGACTACGCGATGACGACCGCAGAGCCCGCGCACACCCTGCAAGGCTCCACCGACCGGCATGTGTTTGAAACCAGCGGCCTGACGGTCGCGCACAACGCCGACCGCGAAGGCGTGAAATATGCGCGCTACGCGTCGGCGAACGCGTGCGCGTTCTGCCGGATACTGGCTACTCGCAAAGCGGTGTACACGTCGGAGGCCGCCGCGACCCGCGTGGGAGGTGGTCGGGGCGGTCACCCCCGCGGGTCGCGCGCCATCGGATCGTCCTACCACGACAACTGCCATTGCATCGCCGTACCCGTGCGGCCGGGCGACGACTACCACCCACCCGACTACGTCGACCAATGGCAACAAGACTATGAAGCCGCCCGCCGCGACTCCGACGTCCACACCTTCGACGACATCGTCAACCACATGCGCCGCACCCAGTACGCCCGCGACACGTCACCGTTCAAAGGGCTAAGCCAAGAGCCAACGCCGTCCGGCTGGCTAAGCCAAGAGCCAACGCCGTCCGGCTGGCTAAGCTAAGAATCGCCGTCCGCGCGTTAAGCCAACGCTAAAACCCTTGCGGCTAAACAGGGTTTTCGCCCGACAGGGCGCTAAACACGGACCGCCCGACAGGGCGCTAAACAAGGAAACCACATGTCCGAACCAACCACGACCGAAACCGTCGAAACGACAGGCGAACCGTCGCCCGAGTTCGAGCCGATCACCTCGCAAGAGGATTTCGACAGACGAACGAAGGCCCGCGTCGCCCGCGCGACAGCGAAATTCGCCGACTACGACCAGCACAAAGCAGCCGCCGCCGAGCTCGCCGCCCTCAAAGCTGCGAACCTCACCGAAGGCGAACGGCAATCTGAACGGATCCGCGCACTGGAAACCGAACTGCAAAACGAACGCCACGCCAACCTACGGCGCGACGTCGCCTACACCAAAGGCGTCCCAGCAGAACGGATTTCGGGCAGCACCCGCGAGGAGTTGGAACAGTCAGCCGATGAACTGTTGGCGTTCGTCGCCGAACGGGCGCAACCCATCAAACCCACTAGACCGGCCGCCGGGCTGCGATCCGGCGCGTCAAACACCGATTCGCGGATGGACCCCAAAGAGCGGGCCGCCGCCGCGCTGCGCCAATGGCGCAGCGGATAAAATTTGAGAGGAATCACCAATGGCCGACATTTCGCGGGCCGAAGTCGCAACCCTGATCGAAGACGCATACTCACACGTCCTACTTGACGCCGCGGTATCGACGTCGGTTGTCCTGCAATCATTCCCGATCGTCAACATGGGAACGAAGATCACCCACCTACCCGTGCTGGCGACACTGCCCGCTGCTGGGTGGGTGACCGAGGTCATGGATACCACCGGCGTTAAACCGACCGCCGATGTCACCTGGGTCGATCGCACGCTGGTCGCCGAGGAAATCGCCGTCATCATCCCGGTACACGAGAACGTCCTCGAGGACGCCACCGTGGACATCCTCACCGAGATCACCACCCGCGGCGGGGAAGCCATCGGCGAAGTCCTCGACCTGGCCGTGCTGTTCGGGACGAATAAGCCCGCGTCGTGGGTGTCGGCGGATCTGCATTCGGCGGCGGTGTCGGCCAGTCAGACCACCCCGGCTAACACCCCGGCGATCGCGGCCAGCAGCAAAGACATCGTCGGCGCCGTGAACACCGCATCCCGGCAGTTGGCGTCGGCCGGGCTGGTGCCTGACACGCTGATCGCGCCGCTGACGTTCCGCTATGACGTGGAACAGATCCGCGACACGATGGGTCAGCCGATTTTCCGCAACGAACAATTCGCCGGCTACAACACGAATCTGGTGAAGAACGCGTCGTGGAACACCAACACCGTGCTGTTCGTCGCGGACAGCCGCCGGATCCGGATCGGTGTGCGCCAGGACATCCAAGTGAAAATCTTGGATCAGGCCACGCTCGGCACGGTGAACCTGGCCGAACGCGACATGGTGGCCGTGCGGATGAAGGCCCGCTACGCCTACGTGCTGGGGATTTCGGCGACCCGGCTGAACGCCACCGCCACCCCGGTTTCGGCTGTGGTGCCCTCAGGTAGCTGACCGTGGCGTTCGCCCGCGATGCAGATGTCGAAGCCGCCCTCGGGCGGCCCTTGGGCGGCCTCGACGTCTCATTCCTGCTGGAAACCGCGACGGATCTGATCCTCGGCTACCTCAACACCGACATATCTGGTGTGCCGGATCCGTTGCCGCCGCTGCTGACCCGAGTTTGTGCGGAGATGGTCGCCAACGTCATCAACCGGCCGCAGTCACCGCCGGATCCCACCGACGACGCCTACACCCTCGGGCCGTACGCCTACCATGTGGGACCGTCGTCGGTGGGTCCGTGGCTGAATTCGTCGCAGATGAACCGGCTGTCGATTTACCGCCAAATCGGTTGGGTGATCGAATGTGTGTCGGAAATCGTCGGCACCGATGTTGCACCGGACATTTCGGCGACGTTCGACCCCTACGCCGGCACCGATCTGCAATCCACCGGGAACGCGCAGGATGCCCCATGATTCTGCTGCGGATCGACGACGACGACGAACCGGCGATCTCGTTTGATGACGCCACCCGGCTATCCACCGACGAACACAACAACCTGGTGGTCTGGGGCGGCAGCGACGGCGAGGAGCTGCTCTACGTCTGCGCCGCCTCACGGTGGATCGACGCCACCGTCAGCACCGACACAGGAGGATAAACCGATGGCAGATAGCAGCGCGGTGCCCGGCAGCGTGCGGCTGGAATGGGTGTACACCGCGCTAGCGTCGGTGCGTAACAACGGGCCCGTGGTCGCGTTGTGTGAATCGCTCGGCGCGAAATATCTCGCCGCCGCCAACGCCACCCTCACCCGGCCGGGCTACATGATGGGATCCCACACCGGGCCCGGTGTCTACAACCGGCACATCGTCAACATCTACACCGCATCTGCTGAAGCCAAGGCGTCCAACGCCCGCAACCAAACCCTGGCGAAGCTACTCGGATGACGTGGGAAGTTCCGAAGCCGGCAGTCAAGACGGCGATCGCGGTGTTGCGCGCGACGCTGGATCCGGCGGTGGGCGTCGCCACAGTGAAGCCCCGCGTGTGGCCGCGACTGTTCGTGATGATAACCAGATCCGGCGGCGGCCTGACCTTCCCCAACACCGACACCGCGCGGCTCCTGGTGGAATGCTGGGCCGACAGTGACGCCGCCTGCGAAGCCCTGACCAACGAATGCCGCGCCGCCCTACGCAACACGCAGGGCGTGACTATCGACGGCGTATTCCTCCGCGGCTTCGACAACGAACAAGGCCCCGTGCAACTACCCGACCCCGACGTCCCCGACCACCGGCGCTGGCAGTTCCAAGGCGACCTCATGGTGTCGACGTCCTAACTGAATACCGCAACTCCAACTGAATATCGCAGCACAACTAGAGAGGTAACGAAAATGGCTGACTCGAAACTCATTTGGGCGGCAACCCGACCAGAAGACGGCGCAGTGGTCTTCCGCGCCCCACTAGGCACAGTGCTGCCCGTCATGGCAGACGCACCCTGGGACGCCCTGCCGCCCGCATGGGCCGACCACGGATGGGTCGGCGACGACGGCATCACCAACGGCGTCAAACGCGACACCACCGACCACCAGGCGTTCGGCGGCGACATCGTCAAAACCACGCAAAACAAATACACCGAAACCCTGAAACTGACATGCTTCGAAACCAGCCCGACGACACTGGAATCGGTCTACGGCCCCACGAACGTCAGCGTGGACACCAGCAGCGGGCACCGGCAAGTCACCGTCGACCACTCGAGTCTTCCGCTGACCCGCAACGCGTGGCTGGCCCGCTGCATCGAAGGCGCAAAAACCAAACTGATCCGCGTGGAAGAGGGCCAGGTCATCACCGTCGACGACATTGTGCACGTCAACAAAGATTTGATGAAATACACGTTGACGATCCAGTGCTACAAACCGGACGCGCAAACCGATGCGGTGAGTGAGCTGATCGATGAGCCCGACGTCACTGCCGGCACCTGAACGTCGCCGCCATGCTCGAGATACCGGCAGCCGATGACCCGCGCGTAACTGTCGCCATGACCGTCGCCCTCAAAGGCGGTAAAACGCTGACCCTGTCCATGCCCCGGTTCGACTTCATGGACGAACCAACACATCGGGACATGACCGCCGAACTGGAGAAG